CGGGTATTTTTACACTTGGCAAGAGCTACAAGATTGTATTGAGTATGAAAGCTACATCTGCTTTTGATGCTGAAATACTTGAAAGTTCTGGAGCTTCACTTATAAGCACAATTGGAACTGTATCACTCACAACTTCATATCAGACATTTACACTTTATCATCTTGGAACTGGAACGTATGATTTATTTATTCATAGATTGTACACTGAAACACTTGGAGCTTCTCAAACTATTTCAATTCAATCTGTCATAGTCCAACAACTTGACCCGAATGGTTATTGGAATATTAATACACCACCTTGGACGCTTGAAGAAGGTAAAGCAGTAAGTGACGGTACAGTATCTTCTACTATTAATCAATCAGGAATTACCACACTTGGAAAGACCTACGTAGCTAAATATGATATTTTATCTTATACTTCGGGTGCTGGTTTTAAGCAACGGGTTGGTATTGGTTCGGATTATTCAGATGCAAAAACTTCTATTGCTACGCATAGCACAACGCAAATAGCTACTGGAAACGATTATATTTATTTAAGTAGTCAAAATACTGTTGGTTCTATAACTAACGTATCGGTAAGACTAAAAAATACTGGAGCAGTAACCCTAACGCTAACTAACCAACTAACAGAAAAAGTAACTACAGTAAATTTAACTCCACTTTTGTCAAATGGTCGCTATACAGAATTTTCCTACCAGCCCACAGGCTTAATTGAGGGAATGTATTTGATAAAATTTACAGGTGATTCCACTACCTACGCAGAAACTCTTGCGTATATTACGACAGGAACACCGCCACTAGGAGAAAGCGAATACAAAGAATACACTACAGGGGACGATAACCCTGACCACGTTTACATACCATAATGAAACAGAAACTCTCGGTACTAAATTACCAAAGCACGAATACGCCTCACTTTACTGAGTCGAACAATAAGAAGTATATTGAAATGGGGGCAGACAACCACTACCCTCATTACCTAGAGTCTTTATTTGCCTCTAGCTCTATAAATGGTGCGGTAGTAAAAGGCTGTGCAGAAATGATTTATGGAGACGGCTTAGACTCTGTAGATAAAGATTTGCAAATCGAACAATGGTTAAAAGTAAAGCAAATATTTGGAAGTGGAGACTGCTTACGCAGAGCGACTTTTGATTTAAAGCTATACGGTCAATGCTATCTAAATATTATTTGGAGTCAAGACCGTTCTACCATTTCAGAAGTACACCATATTCCTGCTTCGACTATTCGCTGCGGAGTGCCAGATGATGAGGATAAATTTCCTTTATACTACCACTCAGTAGATTGGTATTCAAATAAAGAACCGCAGCCTATTCCAGCCTTTAACGTAGCGGACAGAACAGCCGCGAGCCAACTACTACATATCAAACTTTACAGCCCTTTAAGCTACGCATACGGACTGCCAGACTACTTGAGTTCTACACCTTACATACAGGTGGACTGCGACTTAGCTGCGTATCACCAGTCGAATATTACCAACGGCTTATTTCCTAGCTGTATGATTAACTTCGCAGACGGAGTTCCTACAGAGCAAGAGAGAGCAGAACTAGAAAGACTTATCTATAACAAGTTTGGAGGAGCTACTAACGCAGGGAAGATTCTAATGACTTTTTCTGACAGTAAAGAAAACGCCCCTACTATAGAACCCTTGAATTTATCGGAGGCTCATAAGACTTACGACTTTCTTTCTAGGGAGGTACAAACAAAAATACTTTCGGGTCATAGAGTAACTACTCCTTTGTTATTTGGAATACGTACAGAAGGTGGGGGGTTTGGTTCTAATGCAGACGAAATGAAAGACGGTTATGACTTGTTTTTCCGTACTGTAATTAAACCTATGCAGGAGTTATTTTTAGATGGGTTACGGCCTATTCTAGCTGCAAGCTCCATAACTATTCCTTTGACCTTTAAAAAACTTGTACCTGCGGATTTCTTAGAAGAGAGCGAAGAAAAGGAGGAGGTTAGACCTATGATGTTTTCAGAAGATACAAAGAAGATTTCTTTAGAAGATTCAGAGGCTTGGCTTATGCACCTTTCAGACAAAGCTACTACCATGAAAGAAGGGTGGCAACTGTGGAGAACGGAGGTGGCAGAAGATACTGAGCAAGATAAATGGTTTCACTCTTTTAAGAAAATGCACCGAGCTTTTGCTTACGATAATGTAGACAAGTATGCTGACTACGATATGGACTCTGACTACGATGTAATTAGCCCTAAAGGATATTTATTCGCAGTAAGGTATAGTTACATTGAGAACGCTAAAACCCCACCAGAAAACCCTAACTATAAAAGCAGAGATTTCTGTGAAGCTATGATGGATTTATCTAATGGAGGAGCTATGTATCGTTACGAGGATATTAACGATATGTCAGAGGACGGAGTAAATGGTCAATTTGCCCCAACAGGAGAAAACGAATATTCCATTTTAAAGTATAAGGGCGGTTGCTTTTGCCGCCATGCCTTTCAGAGAAATATCTTTATATACGCTCCAGACGGAGACATAGCAGAATTTAGCGAGGAGCAGAACGTAGAGATTCAAGGCGACTTCGATGCGGTTATGAATAGGGTAGGAGACAACCCTTACGTAGTAAACGAGGGGTACGAAACCATAGCTCCGATAGACATGCCAAACAGAGGCTCACTTAAATACCCTAACCCAGTAAACTAATGGCAACTACATTATACATTTCAGCTAGTAAGCTAAAAAGAGATACAGCACTAGGTTCAGCAGTAGACGACAACCTGCTAACGCCTTACATAAACATATCTCAAGACAGATGGATTCTCCCAGCTCTAGGAACGGAGTTAGACGAATACCTAAAATCTCAAATTCAAGCAGGTACAGCCTTAACAGGTTCTTACCTTACTTTAGTAAATGACTACATACAACCTGCTCTAGTTCAGTTTGCCTTTTGTGAAGTAGCTTACGTAGTGCGCTTACGGTTCTCGAATAACTCAGTTACCGTACCCACTTCAGAACAAGGTTCTCCTGCTAGTATAGGAGACATAAACGAAGTAGTTACTAGGTCAAATGAAATAGCTATGTTCTATAGAGAGCGCATGATTTCTTTTATTAGAAATAATACAGCTACCTTGCCAGAATATAATCAAAACACAGGCTCAGACCTTTCACCATCACAAAGAAACTATTTTGGAGGACTCAACTTATACCCAAAAATCACAAACGACAACCAAATCAAAGCCCTTGCAGGTGCGCTCGGAATTAAATATTTTAACGCTTAAAAATCATGCTCGACTTAGAGCATACATAGAAAAATGTCCACAAAATTAACAGACCTAGCCGCATTAGGCACTACCCCAGATTCGGGAGACTATCTAACAGTAGTAGACGTAAGCGACACTTCAGGCGGTGCAGCAGGAACAAGCAAAAAAATCACCTATGCAAATTTAGGTGCAGGGGGGACGCTTCTTACTCGTACTATTACTTTAGATAATACGGATGTAGCAAATATGCGGTACGATACTACCCCAATAAATTTAAAGGCTGCTGAAGCAGGAAAAATAATTGTTCCTGTAAGTTGTGTGTGTGTAGCTACGTATGGTGCTAGTACAGAAAGCTCCTCTGCTGATTTAAGGATGGGGTGGGATGCAGCTTCTTCTACAACAAATGACCGTTGGGGGGAATCTCGTGACTGGATGGACGGAGTATCAAGTGGAACTGTTACTGCTTGTTTCGGTGCTAATAATTCAGCAGGAAATAGCGAAAAAATGACCTTTTCTATAACTAACGTTCCATTTCAGATATGGAGTACAACAGCCTTTAACGGAGGTTGGACTATGAAAGTTTATTTTTCATATTATATGGTAACAGCATAATGGAACTAATAGCAGTAGCAGCGACAGCCTTTACAGGTATACTTGGTACGTGGATTAAAATGACTAACGATGTCACTAAAATTAAGGCTCGTATATATTCACTTGAAAAACAAGAGGGAGAAGTTAAAACCCTCTTAAAAGAACTGTGTGAAGGTATGCAGGATATTAAATTGCTACTAGCAGAAAAAGGAATAAAATGAATAGATTTTATTTAAACATAGACAATAACATAGTTCATTCTTTAAGTAGAGCTGAGTTTGAAGAATTTTTACTAGACGGAGCAGAGCAAGGGTGGGTTAATGCTTCGGATTATGGACGAAGGTTAGGGCGAGGCAGAAGTAGAGAAATACAAAACAATAATCAATACAGAAGTTATTGGACTTTAGACTGGAGTAGAGAGGACTACGAAGATGCTTTAAAGTACGAACTATGAGAGACATTAAACGAGTCATATTACATTGTACAGCTACTAAAGAAGGTCAAGACATTTCGTTGGAAACAATAAGAGGTTGGCATGTAGTAGGAAACGGTTGGCAGGATATTGGCTACCACTACGTAATTCTACTAAATGGAGACATAGCTTTAGGACGTAACCTATTTACGCAGGGAAGCCATACAAAAGGTGAAAACGAAGACAGCATAGGAGTAGCCTACGTAGGAGGATTAGACGAAAAAGGTAAGCCTAAAGACACCATGTCTCTATACCAAGATATTGCGTTCATGCGGTTGTTTGAGTCTTTAAGCGTTACATTTGGCAAATTAGACCTTCATGGTCACAACGAATTTTCTAACAAAGCTTGTCCGTCTTTTGATGTTCAAAGCAAATATAAATTTTTAATAAAAGAATAACATGGAATTTTTAACAGCTAATTGGGTAGAGATTGCTTTAGCCCTTGTAACATTTCTAGGTACTTACACAGCCTTAACTGAAACTACGAAAGACGATAAGATTATCAATATCTTAAAACGAGTTTTACAAGCAGTAGTATTTGGTAAGAGTAGAAGAAAGTAAAGCCTAACCAGCTCTAGCGAGAGTCGCTAGTTTAATAAGGGTAGCCCAAACGTGGGTTGCCCTTTTTTTATGCCCTGTATTTTGGTTGTTACAACTTGTATACAAGTAAATACAAGTAAGGGTAATTAGGTTTATTAGATTAAATACACTATATTTGCGTTAAACAAACAATTAACACAATGAAAAAAACAAGACAATTTATCGAATGGACGACAGTTTGGATTGATAAAAGAAGAAAAAACAGTGTAAGGTTTCTTGAAGTAAAAGAATTAAGATTGTTAAATCAATTCTTCAACGAAGATGAAATGGAATGTATTGAAATTAGAGTTAAAGACCACTTTGGAACAAAAGAAGAATTTGAAAATATAAACTTTGGATAAAAACACACACACAATGAAACACACAGATTTATTTATCGTCATAGACGAAAGGACATTAAACACCATGAAAGGCTTTGGCGGTAAAACTGCTAAGTTTAAGAGTGCTGACCAAGCTATCGAAGTAGCCAGTATGAAGCTAGAGATTTTTTCTATACACCCTGTTAAATTCCAGCATGAATTCATACAGCACGTAGCACCTTTAACTCACTAACATGATACCATCTTCAGATTGCTGCGGAGCAGAAACTACCGAAACCGAAATGGGTATATGCCCTCAATGTTTAGAGCATTGCGAATTTAACGAAGACGAAGAGTAAATGAAAACAACCTACCCAGAAGAACCAATCAAAGACTATAACGAGTGGAGGCGTTGGTTAAGTCAGCAGGTTTTAGACGCTGACGAAAGGAGAGTAATAGAACAATTTAAACAATCAATAATTAAAGCAAGAACAAAATGAGTGAAAGTAACAGAGAATATTTTGGAGCAGAGTACGTTGTAGCTAGAGGGGAGGGGTTAGATTTAAGCGGAGGTGTGCTAACTTCTGCTGGGCTTACAGATGTAGATTTAGCTAAAACCTATAATAAAAAAGTCACAGCTAGAGTAGACGGAAATTTTGTGGGGTGGGCTAGTGAAGTAGGATTTATAAACTACTACTGTACTAAAGGAAAGCATTTGAAAAAAATAGAAGACGTAACGTACTGGGGTAATGTTGGGTGTAGGTATCACCAAATGATGCAGCATTGTTTACAGGGTGCTGACGTAGAAGAGCTATTAAACTCTAAAAGAAATAACGAGGTCTTTAAAACTAAAAAAGATAAAGAAAGATATTTAGGAACCTACTTCGGTCAGGAATTACCAAAGTCAGGTAGACCTATACAAATTCAATGCAAATCTTTATACGATAAAAAAGGAAATTCACTTTATAAATAAACAACATGAAACAAGCAACTTTAAGCAGCCTGCAAGGCAACGGAACTTGGACTACAAATCAAGGAAAACTAATGTACGCCTTTCACGTACAACTCTCAGACGGTGTAGCTGGGGAGTGTAATTCGATAAGCGAAACACCACCATACAAAGTAGGAGACAATGTATACTACGAGATAAAAGGTCAAAGCCCAAAGGGTACGCCCCGATTAAAGGTTAGTACCAGTCCACCATTTCAAGGTACAGCTAGACAGCAGCCTGTAAACAAAGACGAGACTACTAGAAGAATAGAAGCGTCTTGGGCTATAAATGCAGCAATAAGCTCTCTAGGCATTTTAAAGGGTGATAGAGACACTTACTTAAACACGGTGGAGGCTATGGGTCGGGAGCTTCTTTTAAGGCGCGACAGCATCGTTAAAACGCCTTACAACGAGCCTGTGGCTTCTTCCTCTACTCGATGGAGTGACGAAGACATGAATAGAGCAGAGTCGGCTCAAGATGAGTCAGACAAAAATATGCAACAGAAAATGCGTGAAGCTTCTGAGAAAATAAAATTAGACTTACCATTTTAGTCATGGGTAAAATGTCAGAACAAGCTGTAAAAGCACAGGAAGAAAATAACTACATTTACGAAACAGATTATATGCCTGTTACAAATGCAGAGATAAAGTGGGCTATAGAAAACGCTATAAACTCTGTAGGGAGTTTAGACTTCGAGCCTACCGAAGCATACTTTAACAGAGTAAAGCGTTATGCAAAAGAGATATTATTAACTTTAAAGGAACTAAGCGATGAGGTCAATGGGAGCGTTCATTAAGATACATTTTAAAACACACGAAAGGTTAAACGATGC